TGATAGAGCTTTCGAAGAGGAAGTAATGTTAGTTGGCTTTGGCGAAGCTGCTGTAAAACAAGAAGGTTCAGCTGTACAGTTTGATACTGCACAAGAATCTTTTACAGCTAGATACACTCACGAAACTGTTGCATTAGCATTCAGCTTAACTGAGGAAGCAGTCGAAGACAATCTTTACGATACTTTATCAGCTCGTTATACAAGATCATTGGCAAGATCAATGGCTTACACAAAGCAAGTAAAAGCAGCGAACATATTAAACAATGCGTTCTCAACTGCTGGTGGTGATGGTGTTTCTTTAGTAAACACAGCACACCCAACTGCTTTAGGTGGAACTTTCTCAAACAGAAGTTCAACTGATGCTGACTTGAACGAAACCTCATTAGAGCAAGCAATGATTGATATTGCGGCATTTATCGACGAAAGAGGACTAAAAATTGCAATGCAGGGAAGAAAACTAATTATCCCAGTAAACATTCAATTTGTAGCGGATAGAATATTAGAATCTACCCTCAGAGTTGGTACGTCTGACAATGACATCAATGCACTCAGAAATATGGGTATGCTTCCAGATGGATACGTGATCAACCACTATCTATCAGATACTGATGCATACTTCATTAAAACTGATGCACCTAATGGATTTAAACACTTCGTAAGAGCTGC